CTTCCTGTGCCGCCAGGCCCGCCCTGTTAGAAAAACTCGTTTTTTTCGAAATTGCACAATCCCGGTTGGGGGTAGGTTGGGTTTGCTTGGGCTGTTTGAGGGGTGAGACGGCCGGAGAGAAGACGCGTCAGCGACGCGCTAGGGCGCCGGTTTTATGCCGATTTTGAGCCAAAAGGAGGCGGCCGCACTTTGGGGGACGAACCCCGCGACCGTCTGCCGTTGGTGTAAGCCTGGTGGGCCACTCGCGGACGCGATGGTCGGCAAGAAGGTTGACACCGACCACGCATGCGTCGCCGCCTTCATTGCTGGTCGAGCCGCCGCAAAGCCGAGCGCCAAGGCTCACAAATTTCCGGAGCAAGTTGTCGAAGACGCGTCGAAGCGCGCGACGGGCAAAGGCCGCCCGAGTGAGACGTCTGAAGAAAACTTCGCGTTTTTCGCGGAGTTGGCCGACATGACACTGCGACAAATAGCCGAGAGATTCGCCGGCCATCCGCAGTTCGACGCCTTCCTGAAGTCGATGGACCTCTACGAGAGTGGGCGGAAGAAGCAGATCGCCAACGACTTGCTCCGGGGTGAACTGATCGAGAGGCACTACGTCGAGACCCACGTTTTCGGGTTCATCGAGGAGTCCCACCGGAAATTGCTAACTGACGCGCCGAAGACAATTTCAAGGCGTGCGTACGCACTCGCAAATTCGGGCGAACCCATCGAGGTCGCAGAGCGGATGGCGCGCGACACAATCACGTCTGTGATCCGCCCCGCCAAGCAGAAGATCGCTCAGCGATTGAAGGAAGCACAGGATGTTGTCCACGTCGACGACGGCGCGGAAAACAGCGGGGAAACCGCTGGATGACCGCTCCTACTTGATTGAGCGGTTCGAGAGTCTCACCGACGAGATGCTATCCATCACTCCGTCGCAGTGGGCGGAGGAAAAGCGGTACCTCCCGCCGAATGTCACCCCGATGCCGGGGTACTACCGATACGAAATTGCGCCCTACCTCCGTGAAATTGCGGATTGCATGAGCCTCGACTCGCCGATCCGTGAGGTCTCGGTGATGAAAGGGGTGCAGATCGGGGCCACGGTCGGATGCATCGAGAACCCGTTCGGTTACTTCATCGAGCACGGCAAGAACGTCCCTGTTCTGCTGCTCACAGCGACCAGCGACCTCGCGAAGATTCGCAAGGAGCAATACATCACGCCGATGCTTCAGCACTCCGGGCTGATGCACTTGATTCGTTCGAACGACGAATCGACAAGTCGTAAGCAAGGCTCAACCGAGAAGAAGCTTGAGTGGTTTGGTGGTGGATTCGGGCTGTTTCTCGGCGTTCAGAACCCCGCAATGCTGCGCTCTTTCAGCGCGCAGGTTGTGTTCGGTGACGAGGTTGATGCGTGGCCTCGCACTCTTGGGCAGGACGGCGACCCACTCGGATTGGCTCGGTCTCGCGCTAACTCGTACGAAGAGAGCCGGAAAATCCTTTGGATCTCCTCTCCAACGGAGATGGATGACTCCCTGATTTACGCGGAGTATCGCGAGGGGGATCAGCGCAAGTACCACGTGCTTTGCGTGAAGTGCGGCTTCCCGCAAGAGCTTCGCTTCTTCCACGAGCGCAAGGACGGGCGCAAAGCTGGGATGCAATGGGAGATGCAAAACGGGCGACTTGAGCCCGGCACTACTCGGTGGCTTTGCGCCGACTGTTTGCACCCGCATGCGAACGACGAGAAGTTGCGCCTCCTGGACCCGGCAAACGGCGCCCATTGGCTGCCAACTGCCGTTTCGAAGCACCCCGCCAAGCGCAGCTACCACATCCCTGCAACGCTCTCTCCCGTGGGCATGCAGTCGTGGGAGAACTGCGTCAACGTATTCCTTGCCGGCTACGACTACGAGAACGGGCGCATAAAAGACGGCGCGAAGTTTCAGGTCTTCCTGAACAACATTCAGGGCTGGCCATACAAGGAGCAGGGCTCAAGAATTAAGTTCGAGCAAGCCTCCGCTCACCGTCGCACCGAGTACCGGAAAGGCGAGATACCAAACCAGTGGCTCAAGCAAGTTTGCGGGTCTCCCGTCTTGCTGTTGACCTGCGCCGTCGACGTCAATGGCGACAACCTCGCAGTTGGTGTCTTTGGTTGGTGCCGCGACACGCGCTGCGTGCTCATCGACTACGTCCGGTTTGAGGGAAACCCCGACCGTGCAGACGACGAGAAGACATGGGGAAAGCTCGCAGACCTCATCGAGCAGCGCGAATACGTCGCGGACGACGGTAAGCACTATCGCATCGCCCTGACCGTCGTCGACAGCAGCTACAACACCGACGTCGTGACGCAGTTCACGAACAACTACGAGGCGGGCGTGTTGCCTATCCGTGGTCGGCAGCAGCCCGTCTCGGGTGGTCACCACGAGTTCAAAGAGTTCCTCTCGAAGACCGGCACGCTGTCGTATTTCATCACCGTCGACCTCTACAAGGACCGCTGGTCAGCGGCTCTTCGCAGCCACTGGCACGGAGAGGGTGAACAGCCGTCGATATTCTTCAACGCTCCGCAGAACCTGAAAGACAAGGAGCTGAAGGAACTCACTGTCGAGTACAAGGTCAACGTCGTTGACGAGAAGACGGGCAAGTCGCGCGGTCACATCTGGAAGCGGCCGCTGAAGTCTGACAACGAGCTATGGGATTTGCTCGTTTACGCGAACGGCGCGCACGACATGCTCGCTAAAGAATGCTGCGACAACCTGAAGATCGATCGCGTCGACTTCGAGCTGTTCTGGGCGATGTGTGAACAGTCCAACCCGCCTCCCTACTTCTTCACGGTGGAGCAACAATGAGCACAATCTCGGTATGCGCAGACGACGCGTTCGACCTCAAGGGCTACTACTGGAAGCAGTGGCGTACCGCGAGAGATATGATCGAGTCGTTGGACGCCCAGATGAAGCTGGTTACAGAGGGGCCAGCGCAGTACTCCATGGATTCGGGGCAGTCGCGGTTTTCGACGATGACGCACCGGCTTGGGGAGCTGAAGACCGCGCGCGAATACTGGACGGGTCAATTCTTCGACGCCGTTCGCAACCTGCAGGCGCTCGGTGAGGGCGTTGACGACTGCTGCGGGGACACGGGCCTGACCGTGATCATTCCAGCATTCTGATAGGTGAAACATGAAGTGGTTCCGACGGAAGCCAGATCTTTTTGACGTGGTCTATAGGACACCCATGCCCGCATTGCCGGTGTCGCGAGGCGACGAGGGCGGGCGCGGTGGTGGCGTACGGATGGCGGTGGCCGACCTCAAACCGTACAACGGGCGCACGGTCCGCATCGTCTCGGACAACGGTGAGAAGTTTCCCGGAGGCTACGGCGCTACGGAGATCCCGATTGCGGATCTCTGGACGCTGCGAGCGCGCAGCGCCGACTTGTTCGAGCGCAACCTGTTTGCGCGAGGGCTCATTCGACGGATCGTCGAAAACATGATCGCGACGGGCCTCACTCTGGAGGCCACGCCCATCGAAGCGATGCTCGGGTTTGATGACGACGGCCTCGAGACGTGGCAGGAAGATGTCGAACGCCGCTTCGGGATCTGGGCCAACAACAAGCGCATCTGTGACTACGCTGGCGAGCACACCTTCGGCGAAATCCAAGCCGACATCTGCCGCGAATCATTGGTGTGCGGAGACTGCGTCGTTGTCAATCGGCGCAGCGGCAAGTACGGGGTCCCTCAAGTCGAGGTAATCAGCGGCACGCGGATCCAAACCCCTCTTGGGGCAAAAGCGCAGGCTGGAAACGAGATCGTCGATGGCGTCGAAATCGACAGCCAGGGGCGACACGTCGCCTACTACGTCGTTTCGCAAAACGGGTTCAAGCGAACGTACGAGCGCATCGCTTGCTACGGCGAGAAGACCGATCGGCGCATTGCGTGGATGGTCTACGGCTCAGACAAGCGGGTCGGAGCTGTCCGCGGCAAGCCCCTGCTGGCAATTGTCCTGCAAAGCCTCAAAGAGATCGATCGGTACCGCGATTCGACGCAGCGCCGAGCAAGCATTACCGCAACCCTCGCGGGCTACGTTCAACGGTCGGTAGATGCCGTCAAGCAGGCCATCGGTGCGCGGAGTCAAGGCGCGGTTCGCAAGGGAGCGAAGCTGGAGGTCGAGACGGCCAACGGTGAAACGCGCCGCTTTGACGTCGAAGACCACGTACCCGGCGTGTTCATTCACACCCTCGAGCCGGGCGAGGAGATCAAGCAGCTCAGCAACAGCGCATCCGTCGAGGACTTCCAAGACTTCCAGAACGCTGTGCTCAGCGCCGTCGCGTTCTGTTGCTCAGTGCCGCCCGAAGTGTTCCTGATGAACTACGACAAGTCGTTCAGCGCAGCAACCGCGGCGGACAACTCGTTCAAGGTGGCGCTGTCGGCGTGGCGGAAGACGTTCGGCACTCACTCTTGCTCGCCAGTCTACGAGGAGTGGCTTGTTACAGAGGTGCTCAAGGGGAAGATCAAGGCAAAGGGACTGACGGACGCTATCAACAACCCGAGCGAGTACGAGACTTACTACGCATGGGTCAGCGCGGACTGGTGCGGCCAAGTTAAGCCCGCTGTCGACCTGCTGAAGCTGGTCACAGCCTACTCGCTCATGATTTCGCAAGGACTGATCACGCGGGAGCGAGCGGCAATGGAGCTGAACGGCTCCGACTACCGCAAGAACGTCAAGAAGTTGAGCAAGGAGAACGCTCTCCTTGCCATCGCGAACGCTCACGACACGCGCGTCAACACTCTCGTCGCCGCGATGGTCGACGAGGACGACGGCGGGAAGCCTGACGACGAGGGGCCCGGTAAACGGGGTTCCTTGAGGCTCCTCGTTTCCAACCGAAAAGGTGCTAATGAACTTCGAACATGATCTGATGCTCGTCTGCCCACGCTGGGAGGCGATGTTTGCAACCCTAACCCCTGCCGTCATCACCGCGGAGCAACGGTCGCAGTTCGCGGAGCACCGGCGTAACGAAGTCGCGCGCAGGGCTCGAGCCAAAGAGGACGGTTCACCTCTGGCCCTTACCGTCGTCGGCGATCAAGCCGCGATCACCGTCCACGGGTTGCTAACGGAGACGCCCGACATCATGTCGTGGTGGTATGGGCTCCCGAACACGCTCTACGGCGACATTGCGGATGCAATTGCATGGATTGAGCGTGACAAGAACGTCAAGCACGTCACCTTTGACGTCGAGAGCGGCGGTGGGACGGTGGCGGGGCTACGCGTCGCAACGCAAGCCATTGCGGGCATGAAGAAGGGGCGGTCGGTCTCTTCGAGCTTCGCGGCGTCGGCTGCTTTTTGGATTTCGGCGGAAGTCGGGAAGATCGAAGCCAAGCACGACCTCGCCGAGTTCGGGTCGATCGGCGTCGCAGTGCGCATGTCGAAGTGGGAGGGGATTTACGACATTGCCAGCACCGCCGCGCCCGCCAAACGCCCCGACCCTTCCACCGCGGAAGGGCAGGCGATCATCCGGCATGAGCTCGACGCCATCCACGAGAAGTTCGCTCAAGCAGTCGCCACCGGCCGCACGCGAGCAACTGGAAAACAAGTGACCTTAACGGAAGTTAACGGAACTTACGGACAAGGCGGCATGATCTTAGCAGAGGCAGCGCTGAAGGTCGGCATGATCGATGCCATCCGTACCGGCGCTCAAGCGACAAGCGGCCGAGGCTCCGTCTCTGGTGGGACATCCAATAGCGGCCCCTCATCAAAGAGAAAATCCATGGATGCAAAGCAACTGAAGGACGAGCACCGGGACACCTACGATGCGGTTTACCGCGTCGGACGGGAAGCGGGGCTCAAAGAGGGCGAAGAGGCCACGGCAAAGGCCGTGGAACAAGCAATCGCCGCGGAGCGCAAGCGTGTCAAAGCTCACCTGAACTTCACCAAGAAGAAGGGCGCGAACGCTGGCAACATCCTGAAGATCGCGCACGAGGCGATCCTCAACGGCGCTGAGTGCGACCAGTTGGCGATGTCCGAGTACGCGACCGCGGAGAACGACGCTCAGGCGCTAAACGATCGCGAGAGCGAGGACGAGCAGACGCCGAAGCCTGGCGCCTCAAACCCCGACCCCAAGGGTGCGGACCTCACCGACGGCGTTGCTGCCGCGCTGAAGGCTCGCCGCCAGAAAGCCGGTAAGTAAACATGCCGTTGAACATGACCACGACGCCCATCGACTACGGCAAGCCCGTCGTCGAGGATGCCAAGTTCGAAGACAACGTAGTCGTAACGCTGACCGGCCCCAACAAGAGGCTCAAGGCGGGAACCATCCTTGCTCGCTCTGTGGCTGACCCGACCAAGTACAACTTGTTCGTTGTGGGCGGCGCGTCGGATGGCAATGGCGTTCCAGCTGCCATCCTCACCTACGACACCGTCGAGCGGATCGCTGGCGGCTCTGGTGACGTCGCGTGTCGTCCGGCCATCGGTGGCGAATTCAACTTCAACCGGCTTGTTGTCGACGCAGCGGGCAACAACTCAACCCTGACGAAGGCGCACCTCGACTTGCTGCGTGCTCGTGGGTTCACCTGCTCGAACGTTACGCAGCTCGGCGGGTAATCGTTAACCTAACATAGTCAGGCCTTCAGCATTGAGAAAGGCGCTTGGCACTTCGGTGCCCGGCGCCTTTTTGCGTTTGTGCGCTCTCATTGCGCTGGTCGCTGCCTGTTCACTCAACAAGGACACATCAAGCAATGAGCGACGCATCTACCAAGGAGATGGGCGAACTCTATATCGAAGAGGCGCCTAATCCCATGTTCCTCACGGGCTTCTTTCAAGCGCCCGCGAAGAACTTCTTCACGTCAAAGACCGTCGAGGTCGATATCGATCGCGACAGCGAAGACGTAGCAATCGTAGTGCACGACCTTGCGGCTGGGCGTCGCAAGAACGAACTCACGAAGTACGAAAACAAGGAGTTCACGCCGCCGGTCTTCGACGAAGAGGGTGACATGAGCGCCTACGCGTTGCTCGACCGTCGCGCAGGAAACGACCCCTTCGCGGAGATCGAGTACGGCATCCAGGCCGCAGAGGACGCATTCCGGCTGTTCACTCGCTGCCAAAAGAAGATTGGTCGCGCCGTCGAGTTGATGGCCGCTCAGATCCTCACGACCGGCACGGTAACGTGCGTCGATAGTGCTGGCGTCGCTCTTTACACGATCGACTACGGCATGCGCGCCGCGCACAAGATTCCGGTGACGTGGGCGCTCGACGGTTCTACCGGCGACCCTGAGACCGATCTGTACGGTGCCGGCAAGCTGATGCGCGCAAACGGCAAGACGAACGCCACGAAGCTCGTGTGCGGCGCAACCGCGCTGTCGAAGTTGCTGGCAAACGCGAAGATCTCCAAGAAGCTCGTTCGCGACGGCTTCAACTTGGGACAGCTGATGCCCTCCGCTCGCGGCGAAGGCGCGACGTTCTTCGGGTACGTCTGGATCGGTATGTACCGGATGGAGATCTGGACGTACGACGGGATGTACAAGGACCCCGTCTCCGGCCTGATGAAATTCTACGTGCCGGAAAACGTGATCATCATGCTTCCGGACAAGCCGCGGTTCGACGCGAAGTTCGGCCGTATCCCGCTGTTCAAGAAACCGAACGGCTCCGGCATTCCTGGGCTGCCCCAGTTCCCGTCTCGCATCTCGAGCTCGGACAAGGTGCTCGACCTCACCGTCAACAGTTGGATCACTGAAGACGGCAAGCACGCCATGATGAGTTGCGGCACCCGCCCGCTGCTCATCCCCACCGCCATCGACCAGTTCGTCTGCATCACGGTGAGCTAATGGCTGGCGGTGCACAACGTAGACCACCCGCCGCGGAAGCGGAGCGGATGGAACCCAAACACACGCCCGATCCTCAACCGTCGGGCGACGAATCAACCCATGCCGCCTCTGACTCGAGCACTGACGGCGATGCACCCCCGGTTGTCACCACGACGCCGGAGGGGCCGGAGAAGCCTTTGACGCCATCCACCGAAACTCAAACGTCAGCGACCGGCATCGTGCAAACCATCACCACGCAAGTGGAAACGCCGACCGAGTCGGAGACGGACCTCACGGTCATCACCGAGGCAACGCTGGTCACAGTTCGTCCAGGCCGCTGCGCCGTGCATGCTATTCGCCCTGAGTATCTCAGGGACGGCGAGACGTTCCCTGCTGGTGACGCCTTTGGCGGCATCGTTGGAGCGCGCGAGATGATCCGCAAGGGCATCTTGGCCGTCACTCCGAAGGCGCCCAAGCCCGCGGAGCCAGTCGTCGAATGAGCGACGCGCCCACGCCCAAGTACGTCAAGGCGCCGTTCGAGATCAAGTACGGCGGCGGCCTACTCTTGCCGGGCGACCTCGTCCCGCAAGACATCGTCGCGCACCTAGCGGCTGACGTGCTCACCGACGAGCCGCCGGCCGTGCCGGAGGAGCCTCAGGCGGACACACCTAGTGGCGCTACGGGCGGCACTGGAGCGTCTGGCGGCACTGGCGACGCAAGCCCCACGGAAAGCGGCGACGAGCCGTCTGAGTTTGAGGGCGAGTGAGCCTCATCGAGCGCGCCCGCAAGGACGTCGCGCGAATCCTGCAGAACACGAACGAGTTCGCCAGCACGGTGAAGCTCACGAGTCCTGCTGGCGTTACGCGTGACGTCGCTGCGGTGACGAACGAAGTCTGGCAGGGGCTCGACCCCAACAGCGGCAACATCGTCAACGGCGCAGTGGCTTCAATTGCCATCTCGCTCGACGCGCTGTCCAAGGCTGGGCTCGGGATTCCGCAGAACTCGCGCGACACCAAAGCGAAGCCTTGGCTTGTCGAAATGACGCTCGCTGACGGAGCGCCTCGCACATATACGGTGGAGGAGTCCCGGCGAGACATGGGGCTCGGTGTGATTTGGTACGTGCTGGGTGAATACCAGAAGCAATGATCGAACACCTGATCGACCCGACAATGTCCCTCCATTTGGTGAGGGACAGAATCGGCGAGATATTGATCACTGAGTGCGAGTCGCAGAAGCAACTAGCCACCGCCGGCGGGAAGGAGCCGCGGCTTTGGGACTACCGGGTGTTCGCGCAACAGCGCGACCCCATCGATTGCTACACGCACACGCCGCGCAACGGGACACCCGACGCGCGCCCCATCCTGAACGTCGCAATTAGCGGCGAAACTTTGACCGAGAAGGGGGGGAGCGTGCGCCAGCTCATCAACCCCTACAACGCGGAGTACTTCGTCACCGCGTTTGGATACGGAATCGCTCAAGAGACGTCCGAAGGGCACAAGCCTGCAGAGGACGTCGCGCTGGAGCATGCTGAGCGGACGATAGGGCTGGCTCGAGCAATTCTGCTCGCCGACCCGTACCGGTATCTTGTGACGAAAGTGAACGACCCAGTTCGCAAGCTGGTCCGGTCACGAAAAAACACCAACCTCCGCTACGAGCAGGTCTCGATAGGCGAAGGACACACGTTCTTCATCCAGGCGATCACGATGAACCTCATCGTAGATCTGGACGAAGTCGTGCGCGAGCGATCGTCCACACCGTTGGACGCAATTCTCATCAACGTGCGTAGAGCGGACAACGGCGAGTTGTTCCTGCTGCAGCATGAAGTCGACACCACCCCGACCCCCTGAGGGCTGACAACATGATCGACCGGACGGCGAAAGCTGGTGCCACAGGCATCAGCTATGCATACATTGATCCGCGCAAGAACAAGACCGCGTACTTGCCGCAAAAAGTGGCTGTAATCGCTCAAGGCGAAACGGCGGCCAACTCGAGCTACACGACCGAGCCGTGGCCGGTAACGTCGTACAGCGAGACCGCGAGTAAATACGGTTCGCGTTCGCCTATCGCGCGCATGGTCAAGAAGCTCAAGCCGCCAGGTGGCGGCGGGCTTGGCGGTATCGAAGTGACAGTGTATCCGCTAAAGGATCATGGCAGCGGCGTAGCTGCGGCTGGTTCCGTTACTCCGTCGGGAACGCTTGCGGCAGACGCCTATTTGAAGCTGCGTATCGACGGCGAAGAGTCGGCGACGTTCAAGGTGGCCAAGGGTGCGGTAGTTGCAGGAACGGTGGTCACGGCGATGCTTGCCGCATGCGCGGAGAACCCGGATATCCCTGCGCTAACGAGCGGCACCACGGTGCTCAACGTAACCCAGTCTTGGAAGGGCACGACCGGCAACACCGCGAGCGGAATGAAGATCGAAGTGCTCGGCAACACGCAGGGCGGCATCTTCACGATCGCGCCCTTCACGGGTGGCACGAACAACCCCGACGTCACCCCTGCCGTCGCGCAGATTGGGTCGCGTTGGGAGACGCTCCTCATTAATCAGATGGAGCCGTCCGACGCGACCACGCTCGACAAGTACGTCCTCTGGGGCGAGCCGCGTTGGGGTGCTTTGCAGCACTGCTTTGCAGTCGTAGTTACCGGCTCAACCGAGACCAACCGCGCCACGATCACGGCCATCACCGACGGGCGCAAGACCGATCGGTCAAACCTCATCTGGAGCGCTGAAGGAAGCCCGACGCCTCCATTCGTTTGCGCCGCTGCCCTCGTGGCTGCCATCGCGCCGACGATGAACAACAGCCCGTGCAGCGACTTCGGCTTGCTGCCGGTCGACATCATCCCGGCTGCCGCTGCTGTGCAGTTCGATTGGGACTCGCGCGATTACTGCGTCAAGCGCGGGCTCGCCACAAGCGAGTACCGCGACAACAAGTGTGTCGTTGGTGACTTGGTCACCTGCTACCACCCAACGGGCGAGGAGCCACCAGCGTACGCGACGCTTGCCGACATCAACAAGCTCATGAACTTTGGCAATCTGCTGAAGCTCGAGTTCGACCACCGCCGTTGGCGCGGCGTCGCCATCGTCGCCGACGACCAGACGACCGACGACCCGCGTGCGCGACGTCGGAAGGAAGTGTTGGCGGCCTGCTACAAGGTCACCAACGCAGGCGGACGGATGGCGATCGTCGCCAACCCCAAGTTCGTCAACGAAAACACTACGTGTGAAATCGACGCCGGTAACCCGAAGCGGTTGAACACGTTCATCCCGCCGCCCTTGTCGTCGAACATGAACATTCACAACATCGACGTCGGCTTCTCGTTCTACTTCGGGGAGGACGCATGAGCAAAATTGCTGGAGATGCGAAGCTCATCACCGTCGGGGACCGCACCTTTGAAGGCGGCGGTCCCATCAATGCCATCGTGGGCGGCCTGAAGAAGTCCGTCACGGCCCTGGGCAACGGCGGCAAGATTTACAAGGTCGAACGCCTCCCGTGGTCGATCAAGGGCGTCAAAGTGCCGTGCGACATCGACGCTGGCGAGTTCGTCTACCTGCAGGGAGTCGCCAACTCGACGGAAGACGTCGCGTGTGGCTTCGAACTGCAGAACGGGACCGCGATGACCGGCACAGGATCAATTACCGGTGAAGTCCAATACAACGGCGACACCGGCATGGCTGAGTTCGACATGGAAGGTATCGGAACTCTCGAGGTGATGTGACATGAGCGAAGTAAACGAGGAAAACGCCAGCGACGAAGTCGAAGAGGTTATCCCAGAGGGGAAACTGTGCTCGGTCGAAGAGGCCGACCGCACGATCAAAAGATGGACCGAAGCCATGGGCCTTTCGTCGAAGCTCGACGAAACAGGGCTTTTTCAGGAAGAGGTAAGCAATCTTCGAAAGGCGTTGCGCGATCTGCGCGACGCAATCTTGGATGGCCACCTTGTACTCGACGGCGAGTTGCGCTTCGCGTTTACCCCCTACGATGTAGGCCACGACGCGAAGCTGGGCCAGCTGGTGTTCGACGAGCCCGATATGGCGATGCTGCGGAAAGCAAAGGCGGAGCGCAATCCCGTCGACGCGCAAGCCCGACTCCTGCAGGGCATGACGAAGAAAGACGCGATTGCCCTTGGTAAACTGAAGAACCGCAACTCTGCGGTCTGCACGGCTATCGTGGTCCTTTTTTTGGGCTAGAGGTTGACCTTTTGCTCTTCGTTGACGGGTGCGAGCAGAAGCTAAAGAGCCTGCCCGACCACGATGAAAGGGGAAAGTTCACCACGCGCCCGATGCACACAATCTGGCATGGCGTTTACGACCACTTCCTCGTCGCCCTACTCAACAACTACAGCACGCTACCGGACTACCGTACGCTGCTGATGTCGGAAGTGCGCTTCTTGTATCGAGCGCTAGTCCCGTCTCTCAAACGGGCAGCGTCGCCAGCTAACACTTAGATGAAGTTTTCAGTCGAAGCAATCTTCAGTGCAGTCGACCGAATAACCCCAGGTCTCAATCGCATCGGGCGGGGGTTGGATAAAGTCTCCGGGGGCATCAACAAGCGCCTCGGACAACTGGATCGCTTCAACAACAAGCTCGTTGGCGGATTCACGAAGACGGCAACGGCAATTGGTGCGATCGCTTTGCCGCTCGGGTTCCTGGGCGGAAAGATGATCTCGACTGGCGCCCAGTTCGAGCAGGCCATCACAGATGTGGGGGCCGCGTGGATGCTTACGCGTGATCAGATTGCGCCGCTTGAAAAGCTCGCGATCGACCTCGGGAGCACAACGAAATTCACGGCCACTGAAGCCGCAAACGCCATGGAGCTCATGGCGAAAAGCGGCTTCAACATGGGCGAGGTCATGGCCGGCGTTGGCGGTGTGCTCGACGCGGCATCCGCTTCGGGCGAAGGAATCGCTGAAACTGCTGATCACGTGTCCTCGATCATGAAGGGCATGGGCCTCAACGCGAAAGACGCGTTCGGGCCGTGGGCGTCGCAGACACAACGCGTCGCCGACGTACTGGCCGCGGTGAGCATCGAGACCAAATCCTCCATCGGTTCGCTCGGCGAGTCGATGAAGAACGTCGCACCGGTCGCGCGGCAACTCAAGATCCCGCTCGAGGACGTCGTGATGGCCGTCGGTCTGTTGCAGGACGTCGGGCTCGATGCGTCCGAAGCCGGCACCGCCACAGCGACGATGCTGACCAAATTGGCCAAGCCCTCTGACGAGGTGGCGGCCAAGATGAAGGCCATGGGTCTTGCGTTCCAGGATAGCCTGGGGAATGCGCTGCCTCTGCGAGATATCCTCGGTCAATTCGCCGTTGCTGCGAAAGAGAGCGGCGGGAACATGGACGCACTTGCGTTCTTCGCAGACCTGGTGGGTCTACGCGGCCAAAAGGCTGCGCTCAACCTGCAAGAGATGCTCGTCACTGGTAAGTTCGACGCGCTCGCGGAGAGCATGAAGAACGTTCACGGACGCGCGAGCCAAGTGGCGAACCTGAAGATGAACACCGCCCTGGGCGACTGGGAGAAGTTCACTTCCGCTCTCGATGGTGTCCAGACGAAGATCTTCAACCTGGAATCCGGGCCACTCCGACGAATCATCCAACGCATGACGTCGTGGGTGGAGGTGAACGAGCAGCTCATCATCTCCAAGACTGGCGAGTGGGCGGAGAAGATCTTCAACGCCATCGACAAGATCGCGAATAACCTTCCGACGATCCTTTACTACGCCGAGATGGTCGGCAAAGCTTTGCTGGCTTGGGCGGCCTTTACCATCGTTGCCAAAACGGTCGGTATTGCTGTTGGCGGCATCAGCACTGCAGTTGGCGGTGTGAATCTTGCTCTGGCGGCGATGGCAGCGTTCAAGACAGGCGGTCTCGTGGCTGCTCTCGGCACGGTGGTGGAAACACTGCTTGGTATCGAGAAGGCTGCAGCGGGCGCAGGAGCAGCACTGAGTACTGCGGGGCTCGGGAGCGCCGCACTTGGCGTTGGAGCTACTGCGCTGGCAGCAGGAGGTGTCGGTCTTGCCGCCTGGCAAAACGAAGAGACACGGAAGATCTCTGGCGGACTGAGCTTCTTGGAGCTGCTCGATGAGTCGCAACGCCTCTCGAAGCTCGAAGGTCGTCCGGTAACAATGTCCGAAGCGTCCGACCGGTGGCTTAACACCCAGGCGCGTTTCGAAGGCGGCATACGGGACACGAAGGCAGCGCACGCGGCGTCAATCGAAGACAGGTTGGGCGCCCAATACAAGCCGTCCTTCATGACGCCTCACCCCGAAGCCGTCACGCAGGCTGAAACGCAAGCGCGGCTGACGGAGCAACGTACAACCAACACCCAGCGCAGCGACGTGCGCTTGCATCTCCCCAAGGGAGTATCGGCGTCTACGCGGCGCGCAGTGCCAGGCGTTACAATCGTCCCGTTTAGCGGCAAACCCTGATGGCATCCATAAGCGGTCTCACCGAAGGCATCTTTGCAGGGCAGGCGGGGAGCTATGAAGAGCGCATCCGTACCGGGGCGTACATCTCGCCCGGTGGGACCCGCATCGAGTTTCAGTGCACCACCGTGCGCCGCGCATTCACAGCGCGCGGGACCGCTTTCGAGTTCCAGGGCATCGACAACTCCTTCGTGCAGCGGTTCGGCATCAGTTCGCGCCGGTACGCGCTCGCCTGCATTTTCTCGGGCCCGACCAAGGACCTCGAAGCGACGGCTTTCGAGCAAGCGCTTACCGAGCCTGGGCTGGGGACGCTCGAGCACCCTCTTTACGGGACTGTGCCGGACGTCACGCCGCTCGGCGAAGTCGACCGCTTCGACGACCTGATCGAAGACATCGACGTCGCGGTCGTGAACGTCGAGCTTTGGACCACGACGGGTACAGCCTACCCGAAGCCATCCGCGAACATCGAAAACGAGATCTGGGAGTCCCTGGATCAGTTCGACGTCGAGCTCGCGCAGGCGCTCGCGAAGCAAGCGAAGCTCAACACGATCGCTCGCAAGGCGAACGCAATCGCGACGACGAAAAAGTTTCTCAACTCGGTGAGCGACGGGCTGCAAAAGGCCTCGGACACTGTGTCCGGAGCAAGGCGCCAAATCACGGAGCTCCAGGCCGACATCAACTATGCAATGGACGTCCTTATCGACAAGCCATTGCAGTTGGTCCGGCAGGTCGTTGGTCTTATCCGGGCGCCCGCTAAAGCACTGTCGTCAATCGCGGAGCGACTGGCGATGTACCAGCGCATCGCGCGAGACTTGACTCAGTCGGCGCTCTCCACGCCGGCGGACACCCTTGCTGCCGGGACCGCGCTACAGAACCGCACGGTCAACATCGCGAACGACTTCGCGATCGCCGACATGTTCGCGCAAGCGGCCGTATCGGGCTCAGTTGAAGCGGTGCAGCAGCATCAGTTCACGTCGCGCACGGAAGCGGTGCGCGCGGCCGCATCGGTGACTGAGCTCTTTGAGTCGGTGACTGTGTGGCGCGAGGCGCAGCGCCAAGCGTTGGTCGACGTCGACCCGGCGAACATCGACACGGGCGAGAGCTTCCAACAATTGCAGCGCTTGGTTGCGCTGGCGACGGGTCGGTTGGTGCAGATCTCGTTCACGCTCTTTCCAGAGCGATACCTTACGCTCGACCGCGAGCGGGCTCTGCTCGACGTGTTGGGCGAGCTGTACGGGCGCGTCGACAACGACGCTATCGACTACCTGATCAACACCAACAACCTGACGGGCTCCGAAATCTTGGAGCTCCCGCGAGGCAAACGTGTTGCTTACTACCGAGCCCAGTGACGACGTCACGGTTACCATCGACGGGACAGAGCTTCAGTTCTGGAACGAGGTCACAATCACGAAGGCGATCGACGCCTTCTCGACGTTTACGCTGAACGCCCCGTTCGATCACACCTCGGCGGTGCATCGTCGAATCTTTCGACCGCTTCAGTTTCAACGAGTCGAAATCAAGATTGGTGGCGAACTCGAGTTCACCGGGATGACCGTGGGCACGATGCCGCAGGGGACACCGAACGAAAGTTCGGTAACCATCTCTGGTTACTCGCGCGCGGGAAAGCTGCTTGGCCCGACCACTATGCCTGACGGCGAGGCGCGGGAATTCGGTGAGGCACCACTAAGCTTCATCGTCGACCACATCGCATCCGCCTTCGGGCTTGGCGCTAGCATCATCCTGCCAAACGGGGACCCTCCTTTCGACAAGGTGAAGCTGGAGCTCGACGACGAGGTTTGGGACTTCATGGTCGAGTTGGCGAAGCAGCGCGGCGCGGTCATCTCTGACGACGTGTACGGCGATCCGGTTGTGTGGGTGCCGGCCGAAGACGTCGACTCGGTCGCATACCTTGCAGCCGAGGTTGCTGCACGGGCCGAGCCGCAGTTCAATGGGCAGGAGTACTTCAGCCACATCTACGGCTACACCTTCACCAATCGCAAACGCGGGCGTGTTGGTGAGCGCTTCGAGTACGCCAACTCCCTCGCTCCACAAGGGCTTAATCGGTCGCAATTCTTCAAGGTGCAAGACGCAGACAACGAAGACGCGCCAGCTGTTGTCGCGGCCAAGATTGGACGAATGTTCGGAGAGGCCGCACAATGGAACCTTCCAGAGGTGCCCTCTTGGCGTGACCCGTATGGGAGGCTTTGGCGACCCAACACCAAAGTCACGATGAACGCGCCGCAGCTAATGATCTACAGCGACAGCGACTTTCTGGTGCGTACTGTCACGTTACACGCAACTGCGAATTCGCGCACCGCAGACCTTGGTTTGGTGGTGCCTGGTGTGTTTTCCGGAATAACACCAGCAAAGTGGCCCTTCGATGACCCCGCAGCATTCTAGAACCGGGGTAGTCCAAACGCTCGCCAAGACGGCTTACGGGTACGAGCTTCAGGTAAGCTTGGGCGAGAACGTGCCTCCGATCACCGTCGAGCACTATGACGCTCCCGGGGCCGAGCAGGCGCCCTTTCCTGGTGACTACGTCAACGTGGTTCGCGGTGAGGGGTCGGGCGCCTACCGTGCGACAGGCTACTCGCGCGGTGAACCGGTTGCCGGCTCAGGCGAACACCGCTTCATCTCCCGCGACGCGTCAGGCAACGTCACCGGCACGTTCTATCTCAAAGCGGACGGCTCGCTGGAAATTACCGCGACGAAGGTGACGATCAATGGCGTGACCGTCGACCAAGACGGCACTTTCACCGCACCCAAAGAGGTGTTCTGGCAAGGCGACGGAACCAAGGTCGCCGCGTCGACTCACCTGCACAATCACGCGATGGGGCCGACGATTGGAAACCCGATCGCGCCGCCGACACCACCAACACCATAGCTCCGCCAGCTGGCTCGACGCTCCAAGGGTTTCTTCCTCGTTTCCCCGGTGCTGGCGTCGAGCCGTGCTGGCCCTATCCATGCCACTCCTTAAACCTGCGCTCAAGCAGGCGTTGCTCGCCGCCTACGCCAACCCGGGTAGCACGGCAGCGGAGTGCGCGAACAACATCGGCGACGCCGTTGGAGCGTACGCCGCCTCGGTCGTTCCGCCCTGCGCTGCGATGCAGATCGGAAGA